CTACTTTTTTTAATCTTATTCCAACACTTGAATACGCAAAAGCGTATCCTTTTTTTAACGCAACATTTATCTTGCCGTCTATTTCAAAACAAGACGCAAACAGTATATTTAAAACAGCAACTTTAAACCAGTTTTTATTTGGCGGTTCTTCAAAATCTACAAGCACTAATTTTCAAAACTTTGAAGCTAAAGTAGTAAAAGACGATAAAAACATAGGAGTAAAAACAAACCTTTCAGTTTTTACAACTCCTCAAACTTTTGTCAACATGAATGAAAAAGTAGGCCATAAAGACATTCTTGACGAAGAGCAAAAAAGACTAAGAATTACATCAATACATGATCCTACACAACCTTTTATGACTTTGAAAGATTTTACTATTGATGTATCACCTACAAAAGGTTTAATGTCTTTTAAAACAGGAAAATTATCACTTGTTTTGCATGATAGAACAAGAATGGTTGACATAGCACCTTTTATAAAACCAGACTTGTTTGGCGCATTTGGTGCTGAAATTGTTGTTGAATATGGGTGGTCGCATAATGAGTCACAAAGCAGCGAAGGAAAAAATCCAATTGGAGAGTTTTTAAATTCTTCTAGATGCGTAGAAAAGTATATGATAGTAAACTCTCAGTTTTCTATAGAAAATAATGGACAAGTTAACATAAACCTTTCAATAGCGATGAAAGGTCCAATTGATATAAGACAGACCGAGATATTTGCAGATGCAATTAAACAAATAGAACAAAACGACTTAAGTGTAGCAATTGCAAATTATCAAGCTGCAGTAAGTGAAGCAACAGGAAGATCATCAGGTACACAAGATTTTACAAATGTTAATAGCTTGTTTTCAAGTCTTTTTAGTTCAAAAGAAATTAAAAGAAAAAACTTAAAAAAAATAAACAAAGTAACTAGAAACTTAAATACAGCGATTAAAATCTATCGTTCATTAAGTGAAGTTACTTACAAAAGAGACAAAAATCCAACAAACGGAACGTTAACATACAAGTATACTAGCACTAATGTTATAAATAAAATTGATGTCTTTAACAGAATGTTTGGTTTTACAGGAAGCTTAGGGCTTCAAAAGTCTGGTAATGACTTTATTATTGTCATGAAATCAAAAGCTTCAACATTTGGTTCTACCCTTGTTAAAGATATACATAAAACGTTAATTGACATAAGAAATGTTATAACTAAGTATAAAAGAAAAAATAAAGAAATACAACAAAAGAAAAGAAATTATATAAAGTCGTTAACTGCTGGAACACAGTTTCATGATATGTTTTTTGATAGAAGACTTTTAAGAGTTTTAAACAGTGATAATCCTGATGTCATCAAGCGTGATCGCAAAGAACTAATTGAAGGAAAAGAAGACTTTCAAGTAGAAAAAATAACAAAAGACAATTACATATCTTTAGGTACTATTATTACTTCTTTTGTAAGTACACACATGGCTAGGAGTAAAAAATACGACGAAATTCAGCTTGTTTTCAATACAGTAAATGATAAAGCTGGACTTGCTTCTAATTATATGGAATTCGCTGGAGAATCCAATATTTATAGACCACTCAATATTGCTTCTTTGATGATTAAAAGAGATCAATTAGAAAAATTTTTAACTAAACTTTTTGACGAAAGAACAAGCTTAACTCTAGAGAGTCTTATAAGTCAAATAGTAACAAATTTTGTAATTACAAGAGATAATCCGTGTTACGGTCTTAGTAATCTTTTTACTAGAGAAGACTTTGATTTTCCAGTAAAACCTAGGTCAACGTCAAAAATCTTAAAAGAAAATCTAAAAACAAGCACAACTGTAGATCGTCTAAATTACATTTATTATTTAAACAATAAAGAACTCTATGATTCTGATCCTAGTTTTCTACCTCCAGGAATTCACATGACCTTTGACTCTCTGACAACACTAGAAGATATGAGCAAGACAATATGTCGTATAACAATTTACGATAGAAATGACAATCCATACCAATCTATTTGTGATGTCTATAATGAAAGATTTCTTTCAAGATCAAAAGATTTTAGAAAACTCAAACAAATAGAACATGAATTAAGAAGTAAATCGATTAGCTCAGATAAAATAGCAGAGTTAGAAACTAATGCACAAAAATTAATTAAAAATCTTATAGATCAAGAAACAGGAATGTTTAATAGATTAGACAACGGAAAATTTGAGTTTAAGTCAGGCTTTGGTTTTGACGATTTAAAAGAAAAATACAAAAAAATAGTACCTGCAGCCACTTTTGCAACACAAAATACTTCACTTATAAACGCATCTGTAGCAACAGTTAATGAAGGAAAATTAAACACTGTTTACATTACAAGAGCTGATAGGAATAATAAATACGAGTTAAACAACAAAGTGATACTTGATTCGCCTTTGAGAATTCTTCCAGCACAAGCTAGTATTGAAATGTTTGGCTGTCCATGGATAAACTTTGGCCAATATATATTTTTAGACTTTGAAACTGGTACGACTTTAGACAACACATATGCTGTAACAGGAGTTAAGCATACAATTACGCCAGGTAAATTTTCTACACAAGTATCATTAAGTTATGGAGATGCATATGGAAAATACGAAGGAATGGCAGACGGATTTAGTAGATCGCTACAAAAATTTATTGAATCAGATGATGAAAGTAAAAGAAGTGCAAAACCTGTTATAGCTTCTAACATATTAAAGTCAACAAGTAATATACAGAAAACAAGACAAAAACCTGTAATTAAAAAGTTTTCAATTAGAAGTGTCTTCTTTAACAATGCTGAATTTGTTGCAAAAGACGTTTTGATCTTTTTAGTACAAAACTCTATATTTCTTGAAGACAATGAGGTAATCAGTTATAAAAACGCTAAGAGAGGAAGCAACAAATCACTAGAACGTTTACTGAATAAGTTAACTATAAAATCAAACAACATTTCAGATGCTGTTAAAAACGTAACAAAAATAAGAAAAGAGGCAAAATTAATTAAAGACGTTATTGATCTGCTTAAAAATGTATACGAAAAAACCATGTTTTTTGATGTTAAATTTACTAAAACAACAAATTCAGATAAAACAGGCTATGATTTAAAGCATACAAGCAGAGTATCATATTCCTATACAGTCGCAAACTGTAGTGTTTTAAGCAATGTAAATTCTGAGTTTACTTTAAAAGTAGAAAATAAAATTAGTAGTCTTTCAAAGATATATAGCGAAAAAGAGACACAAGGAATAAAAGCAATTACTGGTTTAACACCTGAACAGATTTTAACAAAAGGTAGCAATATTAACAAAGGGAATTTAAAAATAATAATTAAAGCTGGAGATAGTGCTGTAGATGTTAATTTGGTTAAACAAAAAAGTGTAAATTAAAGTCTTGATTAATAATATGTCTATATGACAAGAGACTTATATAAATTATACAATATACAATCACTAAATAAATACAATAAATATTTCAAGTTTCTATTAGAGGAGGTTTCTGAAAACAGTATCAATGAGAATCAAATATTACCTGACTATTTAGTTGAAAATTACAATACAGACATTGCTTTATCAAACGACAAAGTAAAAGAACTAGATTCTGAGTTTGCTTACTCAACACTTTTTACTTCATACAGTAAGTTATTCGATGAAATTAAAAGTACTAAAATAAACTCTCTTTACTATAGAATTGCATGTAATATGGAAAAAAACGAAACCATATCTTCGTGCCTCACAACATTTCAGCCAAATAGAGATTCTTTTTGTAAGAAAACATATTACAATCTGGTTAACAACGTATCAGGAAGACTAACAGTAAAAAGTGGTCCTAGTATATTAACTTTACCTAAGCGACATAGAAAGATATTAGACACTAGATTTGCAAACGGTGATGTTTTAAGTCTAGACTTTTCTTCACTAGAACCACGACTTTGTTTGTCATTAATTGGAAAACAAATTAAAGGTGATCTTTATGACGAGATTAAAAATGTATTAGGTCTAGATGTTGATCGTGTAATTATTAAAAGAGCTATAATATCTGTATTGTATGGCGCACATTATACGTCATTAAAAGGTCTAAGTGAATCTCGTGCAAAAGATGTTTTTCATAGTGTAAAAGAGTTTTTTGAACTAGACAAGTTATTAGAATTTGCAACAAACATTGATGACAATGGATTACGCAAGAACTATTTTGGCCGACCTTTATGGAATCTTGAAGAGCAAAAAGAAAATATTCTAATAAACAACTACATCCAGTCATCAGCAGTAGATCTGGCATTGAGTTATTTTTCTATGCTAACTGATAAATTAGATACTGAAAAGTTTGTTCCAATTTTTGTTTTACACGATGCAATTATATTTGATATTAACAATGATTATAAAGAGGAGTTTTTAAATGTAATCACAACAGGTTATACTCATGATAAATTAAGACATTTTCCTCTGGAGTTAGATATATTTAATATTAAAAATCAGGAGTAGAAAATGAATATTAAAGAGCATGTTTTACATCAAGTTGCTGCAAGATACATTTCAGGAAAAGACGTTGAAATATCTATAGACGGCTCACGATTACAAATGGAGTGCCTTGAACAATTACTTAACACTTCTAAGAAACTCAAGGAAGAGTTAGACAGCGGCACAGATTTAAACACAGTTAAAACTTTATTAGAAGACAAAAAGAAACTAACACATAGATTCCAAGATTTAACTGGGATCATCTGGCGACTTTAGGAGATATATTGTTCGAAGAACGTAATATTGAAGAAATTTGGGGAAAATACGAAACCTTTCTTAAACAGTTTAATAACGAAAGTATTAACAAACTCTTAGAAGAACAAGGTCAGAGAATTATCACTACCTCAATGACATTAAAAGACAAGGATCCTTTTTGCGGTATTGGAGGTATTGTTGACTACTCTTTAGAGTTAGCACGTGCTGCTAACAAACTAAACAAGGCATGTTCGTTTAACATTAGCAATGCTAGTATTATAAAATGTGCACTCTTATCAGTTGTAGGAAGAATAGGAACACTTGCAGTTAATCGTTTAGTAGATAAAGACTCTGATTGGCATAAAGAAAAGTTAGGACAGTATTACGACTGGAATGAAAGCTGTCCAAAATATAGACCTCAAGACATGACTTTGTGGTACATGCAGCATTACAATATTTCGCTAACTTGGGAAGAGTGGTCTGCAATTAAGTTAGTGTCTGAAAGTAACGCTGAAATTACTATTTTCTATGCACAAGATCGATCCAACCTAGCGTTAGCAATGCAAATGGCACATGACGTCGTGATGAAGATTGAAAAAGATAAGATTTTAGGGCTTCATGTAACACCTTTTTAATATATAACTTTATATAAACTAAAGAGGGAACCATGGAAAACGTTATATACAAACGTGTCTTAGAAAAACTTATTAATGAATTTTCTACTATGGGAGGAGGTGCTGTTGGTGGAGTTGCTACGCCTTTAGGCACAGGACCAAAAGCAGGCAGTAAAGGTGAAAACATCTACAAAAGTAGTAAAGCAACAGATAAAAAACATAGGTCTAAAGGTAAAAAGAAAAAGACTTATACTAGATCTGTTCAGCACTACTTAAAAAACGGTGGTGAAAAAGGCAGAAAAAGATCTTTTAAAGAGTGTTTACAATACTTTTCAGACTCTATTAATGAAAGTAGGACTGCAAGAATAAAAGATCTTTCAAAACCTGAGATCATTGCTTTTTTAAATTTCTTAAAAGGTGAGGTTACTGAAAATATAACGTTTTCAACTACAGAGAAAATAGCTGGTCAAGCAATGAATGTAGGAATTAAAGGTACTAGTATTGGAAACATTGTTTATTGTGCTACTAAAGATTCACTAATACAATCAAAAGAAGATCTTTTTGCCAAACGATTTATGAGATCTCCAGGCACTTCTAAACTACTCAAGAAAGCATTAAGAAGAAAGTTTAGGCCTTTGCCTCCTGGTGAAAAGATAACACTAGGAATAGAGATAATAAAGCCTGATTGTAGAAAGCCTGACTTAATTGCATATGACTTACCACCTGAAAAGGAAATAGCAGCTGTTTTTAGTATTCAACCTCAAGGATCCTTTACACAGCAAGATGCAAAAAACATTTCAGGTAATTACGAGTCAAAAAGACATAATGCAAATTCTGTACTTCAAGTTTTGATGCCAGACGATATACCACTCATTCCTGACATTAATATTGATCAAGATACTCTTAGCGAGATTGATGCACTTATAGATGACGTTAACAACTCTCCTTCTAGTAGAGTAAAAGGACCAGCTTTTCCTGTCAAAGCTCACATCAATAGAGAAATTGCACCACGCATTAGAAGTCTTGTAGCAAGAATATTTCCGGGAAGCAACTTAAATCCTAACAGTCCTGTAGAAGGCATTGCTGTTAATATGTTAAGTGGTGATGATAGTACATTCTTTAAGGTGCCAAATCAAGAGTTTGATAGTCTACAAAGTGTTCATGCATCAATTGTTGCTGAATTCAAGACTAGAGGTTATATGACCAATGCAAATAGAGCTAGTGAGATTATTAATCACTCACAAGAGGAAAAACTAGGATTCCCTAAAGTCTTATTTAAGTTGGTTAGATATATGAACAGTACAGGCAAGTTAAAAAGAAACCTTAGAACATTCTTCAGTCCTAGTCAGTTTGAAAGAATGTGTCAAAGCATTTTGCAAGGATTACAAGCTAATGATCCGACATTAATAGAGAAAGGTTTGGATGAAATAACTCCTGCCAGATCTATTAGATACTATACCTGCAAAGGTAATGAAAACTACAACAATCATGCTGCTTCTGAGCTAATAGAATATGTTGAACAAAATAATTTACTTTAATGTGTAAATTTAAAATTTATAGTCTATAATATCGAAGTAATTGGTCGATATTAACATTGAAAATTAACCAATTAAAAAATTAAATATTTAAAACAATAAAAGGAAAAATCAATTATGGCAATCGATCTAGATGCAATCCGTAAGAAGCTTGGTCAACTCTCCGGTCAGAACTCAAAGAAGAACGTTATGTGGCGTCCTGAAGAGGGATCAGAGACAACTGTTCGTCTACTTGCTTATCCTGACAATGACGGACAGCCTTTTAAAGAGCTTATGTTCTACTATAACATTGGAAACAATCGTGGACTTTTAGCACCTTACCAGTTTAATAATCCTGATCCTTTTCAAGAGCTTATTACAAAGCTTCGAGACGAAGGCACTAAAGAGTCTTATGATCTAGCAAAGAAACTTTATCCAAAGATGAGGTGTTACGCTCCTGTTGTTGTTCGTGGTGAAGAGGATCGTGGTGTTCGAATTTGGGCTTTTGGAAAGAACGTTTACCAAACTCTACTCAACTACATGATTGATGAGGACTATGGAGACATCACAGACCCACTTGATGGACGAGACGTTCGAATTACATGTACAAAGAATCCAGGCCAGCAATACGCTACCACAGATGTTCGACCGCGAGGAAAGTCATCACCTCTATCAGAAAACAATACACAATCAAAGCAGTGGCTTGATAACATCCCAGATGTCAATGATCTTTTTGACCTTAAGTCTTACGATGAGCTCGAGCGAATCATTAACTCATGGCTTAATGGTGATGATGAGAAGCAAGAAACTACTCGAGGAGGCTCAAGTAACTTCGGTGGACAAAGCAATTCAACTTCTAAAAACACAGACGAAAACTCTCCAGATGCAATATCTTCAAAATACAAGAGTTTAGATGATGCATTTGCGAGTCTTGACGACCTCTAATCAACAAAGTAAAAAACTTAAGTCTATAACTTAACTCAAAGCCTCTGTAAAGAGGCTGCAGCATACTTGTATTTAAAAGGATATAAATGGCTAAGGTCAAAAAGAAGAAAAAAGAAGAACTAGACGATTTTACAGTTGACCTCATTAAGTCATTAAACAAGGAAAGAGGGACTAGGGTTGCTTATAATTTAAGCACTGATGAGTCCCCTACTCATGTCAGCAGGTGGATTAGTACAGGATCAAAACAGTTAGATTATATTATTTCAAATCAAAGATCAGGAGGACTTCCAGAAGGTCGTATTGTAGAGATCTTTGGTCCCCCTTCAATCGGAAAGTCTCATATTGCTACGCAAATTGCTAAGTCTACCCAGAGTATGGGTGGAATTGTAGTCTATATTGACACAGAAAACGCAACTAGCGTTGAAAACTTGCGTCTGCTAGGTGTAGATATATCTAAGCGATTTGTTTATGTTGATACTCATTGTACTGAAGATGTCTTGTCTATTGCAGAAAGCACAATAATTAAAGCAAAAGCAATGGACAAAGACGTACCAGTAACGATTATTTGGGACTCTGTAGCTGCTACTTCACCTAAAGCAGAGCTTAATGGCGACTATGATAAAGAGTCAATTGGTTTGCAAGCAAGAGCTATCTCAAAAGGAATGAGAAAGATTAATGGCGTTATCGCAAATGAAAAGGTTTTGTTTGTATGTTTAAATCAGATTCGAACAAAGGTTGGCGTGCTATACGGTGACCCTACGTGTGTAGACTTAGATACAGAAATAGAAGTCGAGTTTGATGAAAACTCTATGTTTAATAAAGAATACTTTAATAAAAATTTTAAATAAAAGAGAAGAACTTGAAAATTAAAACAACGTTAAGAAACATTGCAAGCCAGCTAAATATTGATGACTTTGAAACGCCATGCGAGTACGATCTATCAGACTTAGGTATTAAAATCAATACACCAAGTGGATATAAAGACATGACAAATTTTGTTGTTAAAAATGCTGTCGATACACATTACATTCTACCTTCAGGACTAAAAACAACATCAGTACATAAAACGCTTGTTAACAATGAATGGATTAAGTCAAAAGATAGAAAAGATTCAATCAAGGTTGACCAACGAATGCAAGTTGTCGACGTTTCTGTTCCTGATGGTGAATGTTATCTTGCAGGTAACGAAGTTAATCACAATACAACTCCGGGTGGTATGGCAATACCTTTTCACAGTTCAGTCCGTATTAAATTAGGTGCTGGTTCACAAATTCTTAACAAAGACAAGGAGCCAATTGGAATCAACGTTTCAGCAAAGACAATTAAGAACAAAGTTTCTGCTCCTTTTAGGAAGTGTGACTTTGAAATCCACTTTGGAATTGGTATTAAAGAGCATGAACAAGTATTCGATTTGTTAAGGAAACATGGCACAGAAGTTATAGATGGTAATACTATTCAAGTAGGAGGCACAGGTGCCTGGAAAACACTTCATGTCTGGGACAAAGAAGGTGAAGAGATTCTTGAAAAGAAGTTTTATAAATCAGAGTTTCAATCAATCATGAAACATCCTGAGTATGGTCCTTACATTGATACTTTACTTGAAAGAGTTATGATTAGAAAAAATAACACTGATGATCCTGATATTGATCCTGAAAGCTACTCTGAGATTGAGGAAGTTGCAAAACAGGTAATAGATATTCATGAAGAAGCATTCGAACATTTGAGTTAATATGAAAAAGCCTATAGTTTACGTCGACGGATTAAACGTTTTTATGCGCCACTTTGCTGCAAACCCTAAAAAGTCTTTGAACGGTCATCTTTGTGGCGGAACTATAGGCTTTTTAAGAAACATAGAACATTTAGCTGCTAAATTTAACCCACAAAAAATAGTTGTTGCGTGGGAAGGCGGTGGTTCGATAAGAAGAAGAAGTATTGACCCTAATTACAAAGAAGGAAGAAGACCAGTCAGACTTAACAGGAGTCAATATTATAAGGAGATACCTGACACAGTTGAAAATAGAGACAATCAATTAAAAACTCTAATAGAAATTCTTTACGAGACGCCTGTTACACAAATATATGCTGATGATTGCGAAGCAGATGATGTAATCTCTTATCTTGTTAAAACAAAAAAAACAACGCAAAAGAGTATTATCGTAACTTCAGATAAAGACTACTACCAACTCGTCGACGAAACGACAGAAATATGGTCGCCTAACAAGAAACAATTAATTGATGAAAAATATATATTAGAAAAATGGAATGTTCCTGCTTCAAATTTTTGTCTTGTTAGATGCTTTGCAGGCGATATAAGTGATGGTATAAAAGGCGTAAAAGGTGCAGGCATCAAAACAATGGTCAAGCGTTTTCCAGAATTGATCCAGCTTAAAGAATCTTCAATACATGATATAATTAATGAGGCTCAAAATAAAGTTAATTCTGGGTGTAAAATAAGAATCTTTGATGATATAATAAATTGTGAGGAACAGCTACAAAAAAATTGGAAGCTAATGTACTTAGACTCTGCAATGTTAAGCGCAAGTCAAATCCAAAAAATTAATCATCAATTTGATAACAAAGAACACACAATAAATAAAATGAACCTTATTAAAATTATGAACCGTGAAGGTTTGAATTTTTTTAATATACATACATTTTTAATTTCACTCAACTCTTGTTTAAGGAATAATCTTTAATGAGTCAAAAAAACTTTTCTAAATTTGGCAAAGCTTTTCAAGAAAAAGTTTTCCAAAGCATGCTAACAGACACAACATGGTCAGCACAGTTAATTGAAGTAGTCGAACCAGAATACTTTGATCTTAAATATCTTTCATACCTTTGTGAAAAGTATTTCTCATACTATAACAAGTATAAGACCTTTCCTACTCTTACAATTTTAATTACAATCATCAAAGAAGATCTTTCAAAAACAAAAGAGTCTGTCCTTAGAGACCAAATTATAGAGTATCTACACAGGATGAAAACTAATCCTGATGTTGGAGACTTGCAGTATGTAAAAGATAAGTCTCTAGAATTTTGCAAAAAACAAGCATTTAGGGAAGCGCTAGAACAAAGTGTCGAGCTAATTCAAACTGAAAAGTACGAATCAGTCATTAACATAATGAAAGAAGCGATCTCAGTTGGAATGCCTAATACTACAGGTCACGACTTCTTTGATGATATTGAGGCTCGATTTGTTCAAATTAACAGACAAGTGTGTCCAACTGGTCTAGATCGTATTGACGCTCAAGATATTTTAAGAGGTGGTCTAGGGAGAGGCGAGCTAGGTGTTATTGCTGCCAATACAGGGGTTGGTAAATCTCACTTCTTAGTAGCAATGGGTTGTGCTGCAATGCTTGCAGGAAAAAACGTAATTCACTATACCTTTGAGTTATCTGAACATGACACAGGTAAAAGGTACGACTCAAACTTATGTGATATTCCAAGCAATGAAATCATTGTAAGGAAAGAAGAAGTAGTTGGAAAATATCAACAAATGGAATTAGGAAAGCTAATCATAAAAGAATACCCAACAGGTTCAGCTTCAGTCATGACATTAAGAAATCACATTGAAAAGCTAACACTTAAAGGTTTTAAACCAAGTTTAGTCACTGTTGACTATGCAGACGTAATGAAGTCCTCTCGGGCATATGATTCTTTACGACATGAGTTAAAATTAATTTATACAGAGTTGAGAAACTTGGCTGTTGAGCTTAGCATTCCTATTTGGACTGCGTCCCAAGCTAACAAAGATTCATCAAAGTCTGACGTCGTAGGCCTAGAAAATCTAGGAGAATCATATGGAAAAGCGCAGGTTGCTGACGTAGTGCTTTCGATCAGTAGGAAGCCTATGGAAAAGTCTGAAGGTACTGGTAGAATATTTGTTGCTAAGAATCGCGCCGGCCGAGATGGCTTACTGTTTCCGATAAATATTGACACTGCAAAATCAAAGTTTCAAATCTTAGATGAAACTTCAATGACACTAAACGAAGCAGTTTCTCAAGATAACAGTTCAATGAAAGAAAAGCTTCGAGAGAAATGGAAAGAGGTAAATAAAAAAGATGACTAATATTTTTGTTTTAAATTCACTATGTAATGTTCTTGAGAGTAAAAACATCAATGTAAAAGATTATACTCCTGCATATAATGGAGAAAGTGCAGGATTAGACTTATACAATTGCGGTAAAACTATTAGTGTAGTTCCAGGTTCATATGAAAATACAACAGTTGTTTCACGCCATGAAAATCAAAAATTCAAGACACTAATCCCTACAGGAATAAAAATCGATGTGCCTATTGGCTATGTCGCCCTTGTTCAAGAAAGAGGGTCTGTTACTAAGACGCCTCTAAAGGCTAGAGCGGGTGTTATTGATGCAGGCTATACAGGTGAGGTTTTTGTTAATTGTGTCAATATTGGCAACGTAGACTACGTTATTGAAGAAGGCTCCAAGTTGCCTTTTCAAATAGTTGTAATTAAGTGTGACAACCAGTTCAATATCGTTAGTGAAGAAGAATATGTAAGTCTTACAGAAGGCGCAAAAAGAAAAGACGGAAGCGTCGGAAGTTCAGATTAAAGGGGAAAAAATGATTAAAGAGTGCTACAGTATTAATATTGATTTAAGTAGAGACGACAACCTAACAGAGTTTTCTAAGAATCTCTT